TTCTGGACATTCTGTTCAGGGAACATTAATAGCAAAAGTACTAGGTGATAAATACCCAAAACAAAAATCTGCATTTGCAAAAACAGGAGAAAACATATCTTATAGTAGAAGAGTTGCTCACGCTCACTATAAGTCAGACAGTATCGTGGGTGAAAAATTAGGCAACTCAATGTATAAACATATTAAACAAAGAACAAAATGAAAAAAGCACCTGCAAAAATGAAAAAAAAATCAATGGCAAAAAAAGCTATTCCAGCTGGAGCAAAAGGAAAAGGCGTAAGTAAACTTCCTAACGAAGTTAAACAAAAAATGGGATATACTAAAAACGCTGATAACTCTCCTATAGCTATGAAAAAAGCTGCAATGAAAATGAAAAAAGAGTCTATGGCTATGATGAAGAAATCAACTATGATGATGAAAAAAGCTTCAGCTATGCAAATGAAGATGAAGTCTGCAACTAAGATGAAAAAGAAATAAACGATATGAAAAAAGGACCATTTAAAATGAAAAATCAAAACTCACCTGCAAAATGCTGGAAGACGCATAAAAAAGTAGGTATGAAAAAATCACCATCAGGAAGAACTAAGAATGGTAAAGTAGTTATGGTTAGTGATTGTGTTAAAAAGTAATGGGCTTTAAGCTAGGTACAGAAAGAGGTAATTACGCTGTAAACGGTGTGCTTAAAAGTAAATTAAAATTTCACAAAGAATCAGGTGATATGGATGTCTCTGTTCCTGGAACACCTGTTATTAGAAAAAATTTAGATGCAGGTGTTATGGGTGAGGCTAATATGGACGGTAGCATATATATAAGCAACAGACTTATGCCTGGTAGTCCTGAAGAAAGACAAGTTATAGGTCATGAGATGGTACACTCTACAGCAATGAAAACAGGCAAGCTAGCTTATGGCGATGATTTTGTAAGATATGATGGTGTGACTTACCCAAGAGAAACTAGAAACGGTAAAGATATGATTAAAGTAGATGGCAAGTGGACTGAGGCAGGTGGAGACTTTCCTTGGGAAAATGATGCAAACTATGGGAAAATTTAAAGATAATAATATGTGTGTAATTATGATATTAACATGGCTGTAATAGGAAGTATAGATGGCATACCTTTGTTTGGAACACCTAGAGAAGCTGTGCGATGGGCTACTTCTAAAGGCCTGTCAGGATTTCACACGCATAATTATCAAGGTCAAGTAAGTTATATGGGTGGTGCAAATCACAGTAGGGCGTTAGACAATTTAAGAAACACATCTACACAGCAAGTAACTAGAACATCTTCAACCTCAACACCTAGTAGTAGTAGTAGCGGAGGTGGTGGATATTAAAACAAAGATATGATAAACAAAATATTTTCTGCAGGAGCAGCAAACCTTGTTAAAAACGTAGGAGGAGTTTTAGATAAACTAACTACAACTAAAGAAGAAAAGCTAGCTGCAGAGCTAAAAATTAAAGATATGATAATGGGTTACGAAGCTGAGATGCAAAAGCAAGTAACAGAGAGATGGAAAGTAGACATGAACTCAGATTCATGGCTAAGCAAAAATATAAGACCACTAGTTCTAGTATTTCTAGTCGTAGCAACGGTATTGTTAATATTTATCGATGCTGGAACTATAAGTTTTAAAGTACAAGACAAATGGACAGACTTATTACAACTAGTATTAATAACAGTGATTGGAGCTTACTTCGGTGGTAGATCACTAGAAAAAGTAAAAAAATAAATTATGAAAAAATATTTCACAGTAGAAGTAAAACCTACAATACCAGCAAGTAAACAAGCAGTTTTTGCAAATGGTAAAGTTCTTTTTGATTGGACTTCATTTAAAATACCTAAAGGAGCAGCTAAATTAGTATCTGTGTGTGCAGTTTTAAGAGGTGAAAATGGAAGTCCTCAAGTTGCGCCAAAAATAGACTTGTTTTTTGCAAAAGCTATTAATAGAGTTGCACCATCATCAATTGGAGGTATAAACACAACTATGATAGCTAAACCTCAAGTGTCAAATCATATAATTGGTATGACTCATCTTGAAACTACTGACTTTGGTCAAAATGCAGGAGACTTTTGGACTGTTGGGCAGACTAGTGGTGGCGCTGCAGGTAACATGATGCCAAACGTAGTTTTACAAGGAGAGGTTGCTGATGGTGATGTAGCTTTTGATACTATATATGTTGCTGGTGCAGCTGGTAATGCTATAGACTTTGGAACAACTGTAATTGCTAGAGGTGGAGAAGCAGCAGGTGTTACTGTAGTAGAAACAGATAAAGGTGCTGACGATGATCCAGAAGCTGAGTTCATATTTGCTCCAGGTGATGTTTTACATTCAGGAACAGATGATGTGTTAGGTACAGTTGCTAGCATATCTAATTTTGGAAGTAACAAGCAAGATATAAACTTTACAGCGGCAACAACAGATGCAATAGCTGATAACGAAGAGATTTTTAATATAAACCCTATAAGGTTTATATTGATGTTTGAAAAATAAATAAACAATAAATTAAATTAACTTAAATTAAATAAAATGGCAAAAAAAGAAAAGGTTGTAGACCTTAAACCTACAAGTGTAACTGAAGAACAATTAAAATCTATACAAGAAGTTGTTTCTCAAATTAACCAGTATAATTTAGAAATAGGTAGAATAGAAGGTAGAAAACATGGTTTACTTCATGGATTAACAACTACTCAAGAAACTTTAAGTGGTATACAAAAAAATCTTGAAAAAGAGTATGGTACTGTTAATGTAAATATAGAAACTGGAGAGATAAACTACAATGAAGCTGATAAGAAAAATTAGTATAGGCAAAGACTATAAGAATGATGCCATGCACTATGCCGTTGGGCAAGAAGTGTATGGTGGTCATACTATATGTGATATACTAGAAGAAGACGACAAGTTTAGTGTTTATATTAAAAAAGGTAAAAATGTTTTACCTTGGAAAGACTTTAATAAAAACATGGCTGTATCTGTAGAATACAACCTACAATATTAATGAAATCAGTTTACAACTTTGTTGTAACGCCAGTAAAATCAAGATACAACAATACAAAAGACATAGGTGGTAAAGAACTGATAGTTAATACAGAAATTTATAATCACCAGTATGTTAGTAGAGAAGCTATAGTAAAAGCAATACCTACAGTTGGTGACACAGATATAAAAGTTGGAGATAAAGTTGTGGTACACCACAATGTGTTTAGAAGATGGCGTAATCAGCACGGTATAGAAAAAAACAGTAGAGCTTATATTAACGAGGAAACATACTTAGTACAACCAGATCAAATATTCTTATATAAAAATATTGAATGGCAAGCACAAAAAGGATATTGTTTTGTAGCGCCAGTAAAATCTACAGAAAAACTAAGTGTAGATAAAGAAAAGCCTTTAGTTGGTATTGTAAAACATACTGATGGTACAGTTAACAAAGGTGATTTAATAGGTTTTAGGCCAAGCTCAGAATATGAGTTTATTATAGACGGCCAGAAACTATATAGACTACTATCAAATTTTATTACAATCAAATATGAATATCAAGGAAACGAAGAAGAATATAATCCAAGCTGGGCATAAAGCAGTTGAAGAACTTATTAAAGTTGCTAAAGAAGCTATTGTAGATTCTGACGATGATATATCAGCTGACAGATTAAAAAATGCTGCAGCAACAAAAAAACTAGCTATATTTGATGCGTTTGAAATATTGAATAGAATACAAGAAGAAGAAAACATACTTGAAGGTAAAGAAACTAAAACCGAAGTTAAAGTATTTAAAGGTTTTGCAGAAGGTAGATCTAAGTAATGTACGAACAAAATTTACTTAAAATAGTAGAACCTATAAAAAAAACTACTATAAGCAGACTTAACAAAGGTAAGAAGTGGAAGTATGGTTATAACAAAGAACACGATCTTGTAGTTATATCTAAGACTGGTGAGATAGGTGAGATATACGAGATACAAAACTTTCAGATAGCATTACCGAAAGAGCGTAGTGTGTATAGCAACAAAGAAAAAAAGTGGAAACAGTTTGAATATCCAAAAGAACTAGGTAGACTTAAAAACATATTTGACTGGAGAGCTTATGCTGAAGAAAAAAAAGCTGACTGGTTTGATTATATAGATGAAGAGTTTAAACGTAGAGATCAAGGTTTTTGGTTTAATAACAAAGGCAAGGCAACATATATAACAGGTACACATTATATGTATCTACAGTGGAGTAAGATAGATGTAGGTGCACCAGACTTTAGAGAGGCAAACAGATTATTCTATATATTCTGGGAAGCATGCAAAGCAGATAAAAGATGTTATGGTATGTGTTACCTTAAAAATAGACGATCTGGTTTTTCTTTTATGTCATCAGCTGAAACAGTTAATCAAGCTACAATATCAAGTGATGCAAGGTTTGGTATATTATCTAAAACAGGTGCAGATGCTAAAAAAATGTTTACAGACAAAGTGGTTCCAATTTCAATTAACTACCCGTTCTTTTTTAAACCGATTCAAGACGGTATGGACAGGCCTAAGTCTGAGCTTGCTTATAGAGTTCCTGCAAGCAAGTTCACGCGTAAAAAAATTACTGCTAATGAGAAGCAGGAAGACTTGGCTGGACTTGATACTACTATTGATTGGAAAAATACAGGTGATAACAGTTATGACGGAGAAAAGCTTCAACTGTTAGTTCATGATGAAAGTGGAAAGTGGGAAAGACCCGATAACATTTTAAACAACTGGCGAGTTACCAAAACATGCTTACGATTAGGTAGTAGAATTATAGGTAAGTGTATGATGGGCTCAACATCAAATTCATTAGACAAAGGTGGAGAAAACTTTAAAAGATTATACAACGCATCAGATGTCACTAAGCGAAACAGAAATGGACAAACAGCGTCTGGATTATATTCTCTTTTTATCCCAATGGAGTGGAACTACGAAGGATTTATTGACGAGCACGGAAGCCCAGTCTTCAATACTCCAGACCATGATGTCTTTGACCCCCATGGAGAGTTAATAGATATAGGTGTTATAGACAGTTGGCAAAACGAAGCTGACGGTTTAAAAGACGATCAAGATGCTTTAAACGAGTTTTATAGGCAGTTTCCAAGAACTACTGAACATGCGTTTAGAGATGAAACTAAAAACAGTATATTTAATTTAGTTAAGATATACGAACAAATAGATTATAACGAAGAAACAAGACAAGGCTTAAGTAGAGGTAATTTTCAGTGGGTTAATGGAGTAAAAGATTCTAAAGTTATTTTTTATCCAGACGCAAAAGGTAGGTTTGAAATAAGTTGGATCCCACCTTCAAATCTACAAAACAAAATTGCTATAAAAAATGGTATTAAATACCCGGGTAATGAGCACATGGGTGCTTTTGGCTGTGACAGTTATGATATATCAGGAACAGTAGATGGCAAAGGTTCTAAAGGCGCTTTGCATGGTTTAACAAAATTTAGCATGGAAGACGCTCCACCAAACCATTTCTTTTTAGAATACATAGCAAGACCACAAACAGCAGAGATATTTTTTGAAGATGTTTTAATGGCATTAGTATTTTATGGTATGCCTATACTTGCAGAAAACAATAAACCTCGTTTATTATATTATTTAAGACGAAGAGGTTATAGAGGTTATAGCATGAATAGGCCTGATAAAATATGGAATAAATTATCTGTAGCAGAAAAAGAAATAGGTGGTATACCTAACTCAAGTGAAGATATAAAGCAGGCTCACGCAGCGGCTATTGAAATGTATATACAAGGTCATGTAGGTCAAATGCAAACAGGTGGTTACGGTAGCATGTATTTCAACAAAACATTAAATGATTGGAGTAAGTTTGATATAAACAAAAGAACAGCATATGATGCGTCTATTAGTTCTGGGCTAGCAATAATGGCTTGTAATAGAAATTTATATAAACCAAACCCTAATATAGAAAAACCAAAATTAAACATAAACATATCCAAGTTTTCTAACTCTGGAAATTTATCACAAATAATAAAACAATAATATGGCAGAGTCTGCGATAAAAAGTTATTTCCCAAGCCAAGTGGTTAGCGATGCTGAAAAGTT